CTGTGGTTAAGCACTCGGGTCGGGTTCGCAGACTTCCGGAACGCAGCCCGGCGGGGTGCAAAGATTGAACCCCGGAGCGTGTTGAATGATGTCGCCAAACCGGTTGGTCTTCGGACACCAATCGAAATGCGCGACGAACTGAAAACTGATCACCACCGCGAAATGATCGGCCATCACCGTCATTGCCCGGTAAGCGATGCGTTCTTTGTTTGGCGCTTGCCATTCGACGATGTGAGTCAACAGTTTGTTACGAACGTACTCGTACGGGTAGTACGTCCAAAACGGCGTCTCACTGCCATCGGAACGTTTCTGTCGCACCGGCTTCATCCAGAACTCGACAATGAACACATCCTCGATGGGAAATTCTTCGTAGTGACTGCGCAACGGCGGATTGGCGGTCGAGCGCAGAAACGCCACCAGCACCAGCGGTAAGGTCGGCGTGTTCTCTTTGGTCACCAGCATGTCGCTGACCGCGAGCGCACGGCCGTCCAATTCGGGAAACCATTCGGCAATAGCCTCAGCCAACGCCGGTAACAGACGCCATTCGACGGGTTGTGGCGTGATCGCGTCCATTCACATGCGGCTCCAACGCACCCAGTGCCCCAGCGTGCCGTCAGATTTGCTCATGCCTTCCTTGAGCGCATCGTCCGACATCTTGCGCCGCGCCATCTTGCTGGTGCCGGTGCGCAGATAGATCGAATAAGGCATGTTGCTGCCGATAGTCATCGAACTCTCAGTCACTTCGATGGCAATCGAACCTTTCAAACTTCCAGTGCGACTGTTCGGCCAAGCACCAGGGGCCGAGGCTGGCGGATAGCTGCCCATCCCACCGCTGAACGCCTGCTTCGAGGCCTCACCGATGGCCTGCAACCAGCTCTTGATCGTGCCAGGATCTTTGCGCGCATAGAACGGCGTCCACGGCGTGAATTGAATGCTGATCACAATTGCACCCGGCTGGGCTGTGCCTGCAGCATGCTCTCGATCGGCGGCAAGGCTTGATCCGAGCGTTCGACCAGATGGGTCGGCAACAGGATCCAACTCTCGCTCTCGGTGAAACCGAGAATTTTATACCAACGCGGGCTGGACTTGCGCCGGGTCTCATAGACCCAGGCCGCGGTGGTGATCTCCAACCCGGACTGCGCCCGGATCATGATCCGATGGGTCGCCTGCGTGATCGGATTGGTGATGGCGTAGCCAGTCGGCGCAATGAACGATGACAGATTGAGCGCGGTATCGATCGCCGCCCACAGCCACGTCACGGTCTCACGCGACAGCGCCATGGTGCCGTTCTTCTCGACCACGTCATGCATGGTGCAGAGCGCCACCCGGTGCGCCAGATCGGCAATCTTGATCTTGGGGCGGGCTAGTTCGAACATCTAGATGATGTCCTCGACGAGTATTCGCCATGACTCCAGCGCGCCGGAGGCGATGGCGATGTTATTGGTGCCTTGCGCACCTTCAGAACGCGCATCGCGACGATTGCGCACTGTCAAAATCTCGTCACCGGGATGTTCCAGCACCCAGGCGATGTATTGCAGGCAACCGAGAATGACCAGCGAGGGCACTTCCATCGGCGAAGCGTAACCCGCCCGGTACGCCACCATCATGTCGGCGTTCAAGCTGGCATTGCGGACCGAACACGGATCGCAGCAGTTCGACAGATCGAGCGGATAGTACCGGATCGGTACCTCGACGATGGTCGTACCCACCGGCACCCGGAATATCCGATTATCGTGCGGGTGCAGACCGCCGTAGAGATAGATGTAGCCGTCGGCCGACGGATAGCGCAGCCGGTGCTTGTAGGTTGGTTTGTGGACGTTGAGCCAGCGGTGCGCCCAATCGGAATGTTTGACCGGGTGCGGAGCCTGCACCGGCTCCATCACATTACGCTGACCCTTGAGCAGCATACCGGTGTAGCGTTCGGCGGCTTCGACGGCGGACGCCCGGTACAGACTGAGCTGTTCGTCGGTGACGCCGGGAATGTCGTCGGTCTTGGTGTGCTGGCGGATGATGTCGATCGACAGCCGCGCCGCCCAATCGAAATCGAAACCCTCGCCCTCCGCCAACGGCGGCGTGAAGTCGCGCTTCTGATTGGGTGTCGTCGCGGTCAGCATTTGACGATCTTGATGTCGAAACAGTCGGTGCGAGCATAGCATTGGCAGTCACAATCTAACGCACCTTGCAGCACGGTCAGCCGCCAGACCTCGCAGGTCTTCGCCGCAGGCGACACCTTCACCGGGAAACTGACGGTGTAGTAGCGGTCGTTGAGCTTGATGCCATTCGGATCGACCGACACCGAGGGCGTCGGCAGGATGGTCAGCGGATCGATCTCGACCCCGATGCGGACCTCGAAGACGAGCGGCGCATTCACGCCATCGGAGGCCGAGGCATAGAACCGGTCGGGGCCTTTGTAGTTATAGAACGGGTCGTAATCGAACATGCCGCTTTGGTCGAACACCAGCTTGCCATGCGCCGGGCCGTACATCGGCAACAATTTGAAAACCAGCTTGTTGTTCTCCGGGTCACCGACAATACCGGTCAGATCGCCATCGAGATGGCCGTTGATGGCGACGTAAAATACCGGATTGCCGATAATCTGCGGCGGCAAGTCGCCACTGGTTGGTGTGGGACAGGTCTCCATCGCTTCGATCTGCACCTGCGGCGCGCAGTTCAAGCGGCCGATCGGCAACGCCCACGGCGCATAGTTGACAATGATGGGCTCGATGCTGCCCGGCTTGAGCGCCATCTGCTCGCAGCAACACTTCACACAGCCATTCGCAAGGGCTTCATAATCGTTGACGGTGAAGTGCAGCATTGGAGCCTCCAATACGAACGCGGGAGATCAAGTGACCACGTGTTGGGAGGACGACCTCCCGCGCCCGACTCGCGAGTTTACGAACAGAGGAAGCAAGGCGGCGTGGCAAGCGCCACCGGCGGATTGTTCTTGCACGGATTGGAGCAACGGGTCGTGATCATGACTTGGTCTCCTTATCTGGGGATCGTTGCAGAAACTCGGGTATCCCCAAGGGCCCGATGTTGTAGCCTTTGACCTCAAACTCGTTCATCAGCCGGGCGTAACCGTTTTTGATCAACAAATTTGCAGTCTCGGCCGGAAACACCGCAAGCTTAGTGTCGGCAGACCACATGTAGCTCACCACGTCGCTGAACACCGTGGCGCGGAAATCGAACCATTGGCTCTCGTTGTTCGAACCACTCGGCTTGACCAACATGGTAACGCCGATCATGCCGGAAACGGTCGTCGGCACACCGTTGGCAACGGTCAGCGGTTCGAAAACAAGTTCAGGCTCGGCGTCGGCCACGGCATCATCCCAGTGAGTTTACGATACAGCCGCTGCCGCCACGGCAGTTGCGGACAAATGGTGCGCTCCAGTTTGATCTTGGCGCGCGGGTCGGTCTTGCGGTCGATCTCCTGCATGATGCAGAACGAACCATTGATGTCGGAGATCAGCGCCAGCGTTCGTGACGGGTGAGCGGGCGTCAGCCGCAGCGACAATGGCGTCCGCATCTGCGGCGCGCCCTCGGGCGTCAGCACCATGTTGGCGAGCTGCGGCACGTAAGGAGCAAACCGGCTGCCGTTCTCGCTGGCAAAAACGAACAGCCGCCCAAGTTGTTGGCCAGCCGGAAGCCGGGCACGGATGATGACTTCGTCACCGTGCCCAACCCGCAGCGTCCGGCTGGCCTTGACTCGCATGGTTTACTTCGGGTGCGCCAGGGTGGTGACGACCCGTACGTTGGCGGTATCGCCGCCACCGGCCGCCAAGCCAAGGAACGCCCCCGGCTTACACGGCAAAGTGGCCATGCACAGGCTGTCCTTGATGGTGCCCGCAGGCAGCATGATGGTGGCCTGCGGCAACGGCACCGCGCCGAAGGACGCGCTGCAGGTCAGCACCTCCTCGACCGGTGCGAAGGCTCCCGGAATGCAAGGATCGACATCGTCGGGCGGAGCCGCCACGACGTTGAAGATGGTGTCGGCGGCGAGATCGGCGGTGACCTGGAAGGTCATGCCGAACCCGACGTAGTGCCGCAGATCGACCGGCAACGAAGCTGCGCCATCCCACTGCAGCACCCCAGGGTACTGAATGGCGACGTTTCCGAAATTCATAGGCATAGGATTGTCTCCTGTGTTGGATTGAGCTTGGGGCTCACGGGCCGATGGTCAGGATGCGTCCGGCCGGGCAACAGCCGACGAAGCTGCCGTCCTCGGCACCGAACACGTAGCTGACGCACCATGCGGTCGACTTGCCCTCCCACTGCTCCATCCAGAGCGGGCGCTTGTTGACGGCGTAGAACGCCGTGCTCCAGTTCGCAGCCGCCGCCACGAACGAACCGGTGGGCATCGGTGCCGTCCCCGAGCCCAGGGTCAGGTTCTCGGTGGCGTCGGGCAGACAGTTCGAGATGCGGATGTTCTCACGCACGTCGTTGGGTCCGTAGGTCATGATGCCGTCGCCGAACAGGAAGCGGCCGACGCCATCGGTCTGCGCGGCGAGGTGCGCAAACATGTTCTGATGCATGGTCACCACCACTGGCCCGTACTCGACCGGGCACGACGCATAGAAGGTGCGGAAGTCGATGTGGGTGACCGACTGCGCCGCGGTCTTGCGGTTGGTGAAGCAGTTGCCCGACATCCAGCCTTGCGGCTCGTTCTGACCATCGCCGACGATCAGCGCGCGGTTGCGGTTGATGCGATAGGCCCGCGCCACCGCCGTGTACATGAAGTTGAGCAGGTCGTAGTTGGCTTCGGCCAGCACCTTGCGCTGGAAGCAGAACACGCCGCGCCAGTCGAACACCTGCCCGCCCTTGTAGATGATGTTGCCTTCCGGGCCGTACTCGGCATCGCACTTGGCATCGCAGTCGTACTTGCCGATGTCGCCGTAATCCAGCACCTGCGGGTACATGAACGTCGACTTGCCGACGGTGACCGAGTTGTACAGATCGAGCAGTTCGGCGCAGGTGATGATGCAGTTGATCTCGATGCCGAGCATCTCCGGAGAGAACATGGCGCTGTCGAGACTGGAGGCTTCGAACGCCTTGCGCTCGTTCTCGGGGAGAGACCGGATGATCTTCTGCTTGGTCTCGATGCCGACCTTCATCATCTTACGCACCGCCGAGCGATAATCGGCGGCGTTGATGAGGTTGTCCATGTCCGGCTTGAACTCGTCGGGATCGCCGCCCTTGAACATGAACGCCCGGCGCTGGCATTCGATCGCCGCGAGCTTGTCGCTCTCGACCAGCGCGCTGCCGCCCTGCAGGATCGGCGCATCCATCTCCTTCTTCACCTGATCGAGCGCCTGCTCCAGGGTCTGCTGCTGGGTGACCAGAGCCGCATAATCGGCGGTGTGCTTGAGCACCGCCGCTTTCAGCTCCTCGCTTTCGGCTTTGACCCCCTTGTAGTGATTGGTGAGGTTGGTGAACTGCTCTTCGGTCGCCTTCTTGCTGGCGTCGAGCGCAGTAACGATGTTGCCAAGTTCGGTGTGCAACACGGTGAGACCGACTTCCTTGGTCTGGATGTCGGGCGGAGCTTCCTTGGTGATGTATGCACCCGCTTTCAGATCGGATCGAAGGTTCATGTTGGTAGCTTTCATCTCCGGCCGAGGATGGCTTGTGTTTTGCGCATCAAGTCCACGCAGGCCGCTAGTTGAGGGACATCCGGCACGGGATGATCGGGAGGCTTTGACGTCGCCAGCATGGGCGCGTCGAACAGATGAATGTTGCGTTTACATAACTGCATGAGTTTGTGCGCATCATTCCGCGTCATGGCTAACCCGCCAGCCATCAGCGCCTTTTCAAACTCGCTGGGAGTATCAGCGTGCTTGATAAAGTCCATGGTGGCTTCCGGCTGCGCCGGGAACGCCACGACCGAGACTTCCATCAAGTCGGCATCCTTGATGACCACCCAGCAGCCATCTTTTTCTTCGTCCTCTTTGCTTTGAAACTCAAAGCCGTCTTTCTTCAAACTGAAGCCGACCGAGAAGTTCAAGCCGCCGTTATCCTTGGCGACTGCATGCAAATCCTTGATGTAGGATACGTTGGTGTTCAGTTGCGC